ACAAGCCGGCAAGTTAAGCCCAAAAGGTAAATTTTTAAACATTATTGAGCCCAAAAAAGGCTATCAGAATAAAATTAGAGCCTATGAAGACTTTTTAATTGGACTAAAAGAAGATTTTTTTGGAGATGTTTTAGAAGAACTAGAAGATAGCAAAAAAATTAAAAATATTGATGACTTTTCTGAACTTTTATTGGCTTATTTAAAAGAGGTTGATGAGCCAATAACCATGGTCGGATATTTTGAGAAGTATTTAAACATATATATGACGGGCCTAGCCATTGATATACATGACGGCGATCCTTCTTCTGATCAAGAAAAGATTGAGTTTTTGGAAGATCCAAATTATCCTGTATATGCGCATTTCGCGAAAAAAGAAGGATTTAAAATTGATCCAAACGTACCATGGCGTCTTATAGCTGACATCCGCGTTGAGAAGATGAGAAAAGGTTATGCATCAGTATCGCTTGTTCAAGAAGATATTATAGACGGCCTCTCTGAGACAATAGATATTTTTAAATATTATAATTCAGTGGTCAATAATAAACAAAATATTATAGACAAGTATGGAACCGATCCTTTAGTTGGCCAAAGCTTGAGTCATTTAAACGCAACATTGGAAGACTGGTATAATGATTTTATTTCAACGAATTCATATTACATAATTGTTGAAAGCACAACAAGTGGTACTAAAATTACAAAGAAAAAAAGAGAAAACGTTGTAGGGTCGGCCGATATACCGCGCTTAATTAAGAATTTAATGCTTTATGCCCATATAAGAAATTATGAATGTCGAAATGTGCTTTCGCCATTTAAAATTAAAATGTTAAAAACAACAATTAGAAGCATATTAAACATTTATAATAAAGGGATGTATATTATGTTGGGCGCTGTTCTTTCTTTGGATGCGCTTGAAACAATGCTTGGCACATATGCTGCCAGAAATCTGCCACTGGAACAAAAGGACTTGACAAAAATTGAAAAATCGTGGATAATGATACCATCGTTTACGAAATATTTATGATTTTTCAAATACTAGACAACAAAACTGAATGTAAGACCCTTTATGCAGATGGAACTCTCTATAAAGAAGCACCAGCAGACTTAAAGGGCACTTGGGAGTATAAGCCCAATTTACCGCCCGAAGTCGAATTTGCAAAATTATATTGTAAAGGCAGTTCTATTGGTGATGCTTGCCCAGAACACTTAAAGGGCGAGTGGGCTAAGACCGGCGGCAAACTTAAAGCATATTTAAATTCTTTTATGCAGGCAAAAATTTCATTGGAAGAGCACTGCTTTTATGATTTGGTGCCGCAACATTTTCTTTTAGATTTTTATGAAGTTAAAAATAAGATAACAAAACATATTTTTGACACTTATGAAAAGCCTGAAAATTATGATTTTTTATTGCAGCTTGCAAAGGTTGTTGAAGACATAAAAAGTCGGCCATTAAATCTAAGAATGAGCAAATTAAGCCAATCGAGCCATCGGCTTGCAACTAGAAACTTCTTGAAGCGTTTAAAAAAGGCAGAAAAGCGCATTAAGTATAATATTTTTGGGACAAAAACAGGCAGGCTAACAACACAGCCGAAGTCTTTCCCCATTTTGACACTTAAAAAAGAATATCGTTCTATATTGGAGCCAAACAACGATATCTATGTAGAGTTAGATTTCAATGCAGCGGAGCTAAGGACTCTTCTTGCCCTCTGTGGCAAAGAACAACCAAAGGAAGACATACACGAGTGGAATGCTAAAAATGTATTTCACGGCGCAACAAGAAAGGAGTCTAAAGAGCGCATCTTTGCTTGGCTATATAACCCAGACTCTAAGGACTGTTTAGCAAACCGATCATATGATCGAATAGCTATTAAAGAAAAACACTGGGATGGTAAAATAGTAACCACGCCATTTGGTAGAAAAATAGAAGCAGATGAATTTCACGCTTTGAATTATTTAATCCAAAGTACGACGGCAGATATGGTTTTGAGACAAGTGATTAAAGTTTATGATTTGCTTAAAAATTCTAAATCATATATAGCGTTTACAATGCACGATTCATTGGTGATTGACTTGGCGAAGGAAGACAAAGGACTGCTAAAGGACATTTTTGACACGTTTGCAGAAACTGATCTGGGTAATTTTGCTATTTCAGTACGGGCTGGGAAAAATTTTGGCAACATGAGGGAAATGGAATGGAAGTAGTTGGGTTCGGCAGCGCTGGTTGCAAAATAGCGAAGCGCCTTGAAAAATATCCTCAGTATAGTATTCATTATGTCGATGCTGATATTTTTGGAAAAAACTGCTATAGTTTACCAAAGTCAAGTACCATGGAAGAGGCAGAAAAAAATACGCCAGAGTTTCCAGAATTGGCCGCGGCCCTCGGCAAAAATAAGACTTTTTTCATTTGCGCCGGCGGCGGGCAAACGAGCGGTGCCATACTAAGAGTGCTAGAACAACTTAAAAACGCCAGACTTAACATTGTTTATATAAGGCCCGATTCAAGTTTTTTAAATGAAGACGAATCAAAACGAGAAAAAGTTGTTTATAGAGTCCTTCAGGAGTTTGCACGATCGGGCTTATTTGAGAGAATTTATATACTCGATAATGCAAGGGTCGCTGATATTTTAGGAGAGTTGTCTATTACTGAATATTTTTCTAAGATAAATCAGACGATTGCTAATTCATTACATATGATTAATTACTTATCTAATTCAGATTCAGTTATTGGCAACGTCTGCGCCCCCAAAGAAATGAACAAAATTTCAACATTGGCAATGTACAATTTAGAAAAAAACGAAGAGAAACGCTTTTTCGACTTAAAAAACCCTAGAGAAAAACATTTCTATTTTGCGTTTAATGAGCAGGCACTAGAGAAAGAAAAGGGCATGTTTAAAAAGATCAAAGAACAAGTAAAAAAGGCTGGACAATCTGATTCGATTTCGGTATCATATAATATAACAGCAACAACATATGAAACAAATTTTGCGTATGTTGTGTCGCATACAAATTTCATTCAGGGCGAAAAAATAGTTGACAAAAGCTCAGAATAGGTTATACTGTATATGCGGGTTGGGAAAATGACCCAATCTATGATTTCAATAAGGAGAAAAACAACATGGCACTAGACATGAAAAAAATGAAGAGTAAGATGTCGTCTTTGGCAGGCGGCAATGGCAAGCGGTGGTTCTGGAAGCCGCAGGACGGCGAGCAAACTGTCCGAATTGTTCCAGATGCAGACGGAGACCCCTTTAAGGAGTTTTGGTTCCACTATAATCTTGGCGACAAGCCCGGATTTCTTAGCCCAAAGCGTAATTTTGGCGAGGATTGTCCATTGGACACCTTTGTTCGTAAGCTTTGGGAAGATGGCTCTGATGAGTCCCGCGAATTGGCGAAGAAGTTGATGGCAAAGCAGCGCTTCTTTTCGCCCGTTATCGTTCGCGGCGAAGAGGATCAAGGCGTTCGACTCTGGGGTTACAGTAAGACTGTTTACGAGAAGCTGCTTAGTCTCGTTCTGAACCCGGATTATGGCGATATTACTGATCCGGAGGCCGGTACCGATCTTGTCCTCAAGTATGGCAAGAAGTCTGGGGCGATGTTCCCAAGCACGGATCTTGAGCCGCGCCGTCACCCTTCTGCTCTTACAGAAGACAAGGAGTTGGCGAAGGAGTTTATTAACACCGAGATTGATTATGGTTCAATCTTCACTCGCAAGACAACGGAAGAAGTCAAGGAAATGCTTGACGAATACCTTGCCGATAGCGAAGGAAATGAGGACGTAGAGAAATACAACACAGAGAATACAGTAGATAAGGCATTCAATGAATTGCTAGCAAGCTAAGTGGGAAGCTTGTGGGGGGGGCTTCGGCCCCCCCTTTTTTAATTTTAGAGGTATTATGGCAAAGGCAAAAAAGACAAGCGGTCGATTAAGCATCGCAGACATGAAAAAGCTGATTAATAAGTCGGCAGGCGCAAATGTTGCGTTTTCTTTAAAGGATGAAAATCCAACAGAAGTTAACGAATTTATTGCCACTGGTTCAAAGTGGCTGGACGGCATTATCCGTCGTGGAAAGTGGGGTGGCATTCCTGTTGGCAAGGTTAGCGAGATCGCCGGGTTAGAGGCCACAGGCAAATCTTACATGGCAGCGCAAGTTGCTGCAAATGCCCAAAAGATGGGTATTGATGTAATTTATTTTGATTCTGAAAGTGCCATTGATCCATATTTTTTGGAAAATGCAGGTTGCGACTTGGAAAACCTCTTATATATTCAGGCTCAATCAGTTGAGTTTGTTTTAGAAACAATTGAAAATCTTTTGGCAAATAGCGATAGTAAAATGCTATTTATATGGGACAGTATGGCGATGACTCCTTCAGTTAGTGATATTGAGAGCGACTTCAACCCACTGTCAACGATGGCAGTAAAGCCTCGTATCCTTTCTAAGGGAATGGCTAAACTAGTTCAGCCGATCGCCAACAAAGACGCAACTTTATTGATTTTAAATCAGCTAAAAACAAACATCACCAGACGCCCAGCAGAGGCCATGGTGACGCCGTATTTTACGCCGGGGGGCAAGGCCCTAGCTTACGCCTATTCGCTGCGTGTATGGCTCACAGCGAGGAAAGGAAAGGCTAGCTTTATCTATGACGACAAGGGATTTCGAATCGGAACTGAAGTTAAGGTAAAAATTGAAAAGAGCCGCTTCGGAACCCAAGGAAGGCAGTGTTCGTTCAAGATTATTTGGGGTGGCGACAATATCCACATTATGGACAAGGAAAGTTGGCTTGAAGCGATTAAGTCATCAGAACATTTAACAAACGCTGGCGCATGGTTTACTTTACATTATGATGACAAAACATCTGAAAAGTTTCAAACCAGTACTTGGCCCGAAAAGCTTGAAGATGAAAAATTCTATAATAGAGTTGTAGAATTGATGGAACAAGAGATTGTTCTTAAGTTTGATAAGCGCATGGGCAAAGCGGCGGATTTTTATGATGTTGATAATACAGAGCCTGAGTAATATTCATGAAAATAAAAGAAATTATCGAAGCGCTTAAGAAAGAATATCCGCTAAGTAAAGAGTATGAATACAGAAGGGGTACCGACGATGGCGGCAAAGTTATAGAAATACACAAGGTGCCCCAAGAACATGCGAAAAAAGTGAGAAAAAAGATTCCTATGAAATATAAAGGAATTCGAACAATTGTGTTTTATCAGGTTGAACGAGAGAAAGAAGAGGA